TCTAAACAAACCCTATTGCTTAGTGAGTTATCAGTTAAAGCTATGTTTCTTGAAGTTCCATCGTTAGCAAGTGCAGCCGCTTCTACATATAAAACACCCTCTGACGAGTTTATAAATTCCAATAAACCACCACTTGTAGCGGTTTGTGAGCGTGTCCTCGTTACTGTTCCACTTGTCGTTGGTATGTAAGAAGTGGCGTAAGATAAAGCTTCAATTTGTGCATTTGTAACAGAGCCACTAACTGTACAAGTCAATGTCCCACTTGAGGGCGTAAAACTCAAACTAACCCTATTATTAGCACCAGTGCCATTAATTGTAGCACTATGTGTACCACTTAAAGTAATTGAGCCAGTACCATAAAATGAAATAGTATGACTTGCAGCAGTTGTAGTAACGCCTTGTGTTGATAAAGTAGCTGAATTTAAAAATAAATTTGTTGATTGAGGCTCGAACAAAATATGTCCAACTCCACCAGTATAGTCAATTCTTGGTAAAGCAAAATCAACAGTTTCTACATTTCCACTCTCGTTTACCCTTGTTTTGTTAGAAGTTGTTGCGGTTGTAAAGTCTGCTTTTGATATTTCTTTTACAATTACATTATCAATAGAGCCAACAAAAGCTGGGGTTTTACCTCCAGGATTTACTCTAATAGATACGGCAGTATTTCCATTAGCTCTAATTATTTCTGTGTAAGTACCAGCAGTAGTTCTATTTGTGCCAAGCGCATCTACCCCACCACCAGTAAAACCAATTGCACAAGCACTCCCAGAGGTATAAGAAGTTATTGTAAAAGTAACTTCGTATTCTTGTAAGTTGTTAAATGTACCACTTTGTGATAAAAGAGTAAAACCACTTTGTGAACCATCGCAACTTGCAACCCCACCACTAATAGACCATCCACCTCCTTTAGTCCAATCGCTGTCAGTAGCAAAATCTCCATTTACAATAGAGTTATCTCCAATTGTTCTTGGCGGTTTGACTGGGAACAAAGTGTTTTCCGCATAGGCGGTAGGTGTCAGTACTATACTTGCTTTGCTTAATAAATTACTCATTATTCACAATTTTCTAAAGATGTTAATATTGCAGTTGTACCAGTAACATTCTCGTAATACGTTGCTCTGGCTTGTAAAGCTGAGAGTAAATCTGGTATTTCACTTGTTACAGAAAGGGCATAATAAATACCACCCCATCCATTTTCGTTTGGGTTTCCCCACCAAGTTGTTTCGTAAATCTTTCCGTAGCTCATATCATTATAACTTTTTTAATTTTACCCTCGCTTACTGTGTAAGTTGTAGGTATGCTTGTTATTACGTTTGTTGTATCGTCTGCAAATGTTTCTGTAATCTTTACCACTCCGCTTGGTGTTGTAATGCTACAAACATCAGCATTTCTTGTAGCCGTTCCGCTTGTGGTTTCTATGTAGCTTGTTAAACTTGCACCCTCCTCTACTTGACAACCCCATAAATAAACAAAAGCACTTGTAGAAGTGTCGGTGTCATCTACGTCTCCAGTCGTACCCCTTGGGCTAAATACTGTTGTTATTGTTGCTGCGGTGTCAGTATTGTAAACAATAGAAAGCCTATACCATCCGCTGCCGTAGTTTTCGACCTTAGAACTTGTCACAGTAAAACCGCTTCCATCTGCGCTTGTTGTTAGTGTGTTATTGCTAAATTGATATATACCATTAACTTGATTTAAGCCAGAACCTTGAGCTCTAAAAGCAAAAAAATCGCCTTCGCCTTGCTTTACAAAAACAGAAGTACAAGCATCTAAAGCACTTGAAGCACTTTTATTAACATTATCAAATAAAAAATTATTTGTGTTTATTGTTGAGCCTCTTTGTATTTTGTCTGCTGTTAGTTCTCCAGTTGGTGCTGTAACTTGGTTTGCTGTTACTGTTATGTCTGCTTTTTTAGTCCAAGCTGCATCGCTAAACTGCTCAGATCTTACTTGTCTGTTTGTTCTTGCTGGTTCTATAAGTAAACTTGGGCAATCACTATTTAGCCAATTAAGCCTTGGTATATCATTTCCCATTAACTCAATTAAGCCATCTTTACGAACTCTTGTACCATCGGTTGGCGTGTTTCTATCATAAGTTAAATCCCCACTACCATCACTTGGCAATACAGAATAAACCTTTGTGGCTTTATATCCGCTTGGTATTAATGCTAAAATAGGGTTACTCATTCTTTTTCTTTTTTATCTCTTGCTTTTTTAAAGTTTCAAGAATATATTTTTTTAGTTTACTAAGGTTTGTTTCTTTTACCTTATATCTCATAATACCCAGCCTTTAAAGGTTGTGTCTGTGTCTGGATCAATATCCTCGTTACTATTTGTGTTGTACTCTGGAAACAAGTTATCGTTAAAACTAAGGTAATCAACTAATCTTGTAGAATAGTAGTTAGCGTATTCTCTCGCCTTAGATACTAAGTAATCTACTTCGTTTTTATCTACGTTCTGTGCGGTTTCGCTTGAGTGCTTAAACACACCACCATTTTTAATTTGATAAGCAGCAAAAGGTATGTAGTTCATTTGTGCAAACCATATCAAAGTAGGCTGTACATAAGTGTTTACTAAGCTTAAATAATTACCAGCCAAAGATCCAGCAACAATATCAGCACTTATTTTGTTGTATAAGTCTGTGCCTAACAAATTCTGGATGTCGATTTGCTGTGCGACCTTAATAAATTGAATATATTTGTCTACATCAACATTACCATCAATGATAGAGTTTTTAACTAAGTCGGTTCTGTTTATAAATAGTGCTGTTGCCATTAGTTCTTAAATCCTATTTTATTCCAATATTCAGCGGTATAACCTTTATACTTCATATCCTTTGGTGCTACTGGTACTTTCTGAGCGTTCGCCTCTGGCTTAAAACCTCTTGACCTTGCCTCTGTGGTTGTGATCGCATCGCCTAAGCCTTTAGCACCATCCTTGCGTACATACGTCTTTCTAAGCCATTTGTGTTGGCATCTTGCACCGCCTTTGTATAGCCATATTGAGTAAGTATCGCTTCCACCTTTACCAAAACCAGCATTGACTACTTTTGTGTCCATAGAGATTATATCTTCCTTGCGGTAAACCTTTTTAGCATCTACCATCTTTTTACAAAATGGTCTTGAGTTTGCGCCGTATCTTTGTGGGCTGTACATATACCTTACTAAGAAAGTATTACCTTCTTCAGCTTCTTGTTTGCTTTCGCCATCTTGTTCGCTTTCTCTAAAAGGCTTTGCGCTACCAGTACTTACAAACTCCCAGATTTTAGCAAGTGTGCTTTTTTCTTTCGGTTTGTTTAAGTCCGTAATAACTTCATCTAAGCCATCTTCTTCGTCATAGTTTACCTCTCGCTCATCCATTACGTCAAAGTCGCTTAAAATGTCTGCTTCGTCCTCTCCTAAGTCTATTAAGGCATCTGCCATATCGCTACCTAATTCCTTTGGTAAGTCTTTGGCTAATTTTACGCCAGTTTCTTCTTCTCTTGTTTCTTCGTCCTCTACGTTTTCTAAGTCTGTAAATTCAAGCGGTTGTAAGGTCTTAAAATATAGTTTTAAAGAGATATTATTAAAAGCTAATATACTATCAAAGGCATCTATTAAAAGGTGCTGAAATGGTCTAATAACTGTGTTATCCATTAAGACAGAAGCAGTTTGTAGTTCGTCTGCATTGTTACCTAAACCAGTGCTGTCTTTAATTCCTAAAAGCATAGGGCTTACAACTCGGTGTGCTACCATTATCTTTTTACCACTCTCATCGCTCAAGAATTGGTATTGGTTATGCGCATCACTTAATTGTATAGGCTCTATTGTGGCTTGGCTCTCTGCGTTATCATTGAACGCAAGTATAAACTTACCAGCGTTGCTTGATCCACTAAATTTAGAGTATATGCGGTTTTCTAAGTTTTGGCGTTCCTCTGCGTTTGGTGTGCCATTATTAAAATTAATCAACATCGATGGTGCTAAACCATTAAGGATGTTATTTAAGTGGTAGTTTGATATTTCTTCTTCTAACTCTGCATATTGTAAGCCACCTTGATAGTCTGGACTTGAATAGTACTTATACCCAGCTCTGTAAGGCTTTATGTAAATAATCTCAATACTCTCATTTGAATAGCCAAAAGCTGGTATGCGTTTTAGTTCTGTTCTTGGTTTTACATTACTCCAGTCATCACTATAATAGTAGCCAGTTATTTCGCCTTTCTCGTTACATTTTTCTGCTCTTAAATTTTCTACTGGGATGTGTTCTACTTGTGCGATTGTTTTTCTGTCCTTTGAGTAAATTACTTGTATTGAGCATTGACCCATAAGCTTTAAATCGTAACACAACTTGCGCACACAATCCTTTTTAAACAAACTAATCATTTTAGCGTAAGCCTCTGGCTTTCTATTGCTGTCTAAAGCATCTAAGCCTTTTCCGTAAATCATTTGACTAACACCATTTATAATAGCGTTATTTGTAGGACTTCCGTTGTAGCGGTCTATAAGGTATTGAAAGTAGTTGTTATCGCTTCCATACGCTACCCATTGTTTGTTTGATTTCTCTACAATCTCTGGGCTTGTGTAACTGCTTAAATTAACTATTCTTAAATCGTTCATAAAATAATATAATCGTTATCAAAGCTATTCTCTGTGGTGTATTCCCCACTATTTACAGAATAGTAATCGTTGTTAGCTTGGTTTATAGTTTGATCTGTGCAAAATACTTTGTCTTTGTAAATTACAGCAGCACCATTCTTTACCTCAAGCATATAAAAATCGCCCTCAGTTAATGTACCGAAAGCTGCTACAAACGACATATAATTGCCATCTGTTGAAGCGGTAGGTGTTTTATTTATAGTTGCGCCAGTACTTTCACTTGTTAGGTTTATAGTAATTGCACCGCTTACAAATTGACGTGGTATGACCTTAAAAGTTTTATCGCCATTAGTTCCTATAATCTTCATACTAATATATAAACAAAACTATTTTATTTTGCGTAAAAAAAAAGCCTCTCAAAAAGAAAGGCTAATTTTAAACATAAATAAACTACTATGCTGGACTTATTGGCGTAGCAGAAGCTACATCTGGTACAGTACAGAAGAATGGTGGAAAAACCTCAGTTGCAACCGCAGTCAAAGTAAATCCTTGTAAATCTCCAGCAGCAGCACCAGTAACAATAGTACCACCAGTGATTTCTGCGCCATTATCTCTACCTAATAGTAAATACTTAGTAACTCCAGCACCATTAGGGTACAATTCTATAACGTAATGCGCACGACCTCTATTTAAGAGTTTAATTTCTTCTTGTGTCGCTACGTCTAAAACTTGAAAGGTTACATTTAAAGTACTTTCGTAAAAAGTAGTTCCGTTTTCTCTACTTGATGTTACAGTAGTTTCTAAAGAACTTAAACCGCCCTTTACTTCAAACTTAAAGAACTCAGCAGAGTTGTCCGTTGGTAGTGTTATAGTACCACTACTATCGCTTAAAGCAGCAATGGCAGCACTATAATCTAAGATGTAAATATTTTTAATTCCAGCAAAGGCGGTCTTACATCCAACCCCTCTACCTTTTGTTATTGCACAAGCCATATTTTTTTAGATTTAATAAAAAAGGGTAGGCAGTTTTGCCCACCCTCTTTATGTTAGTTATTGTTGTTATTAATCGTAAAGAACTACATCAGCACCAACACCGATTTGAACTCCAGCAGTATATCTCATAACGATACGGACATTCATTGAGCCGTCGTTTTCTGCCATATCAATAACTCGTACTTCGTTTCTGTCATCTAATAGACCAGTTCCAAAGAATAAGTTAGAACTTCTTGCAGCCATTGCACAGTTATCTCTTAATCCACTTGTTGGGTATAAATCAACTCCGTCAAAAGATGTTGCACCACCTTGATACCACATATGAGATTGTGCATCAACACCAGAATTGGTAGCGGCAAATCCACCTAAAGCTCTTACATAAGCCTTAAAGATATTTTGTGATACATATATTTTTAAATCTTCAGCTCCATATACTCCAGAAGGAATAGCATCTACAATTTTACCAAGTTCAGTAACAACATTAGCAGAAGTTACAGTAGTACCAGTAACATCGTTTACTGTTCCATCGGCTAAAGCTAAGGCTCTAAAACCATCAAAATCGTCAGCACCAGAAGCACCATCCCAAATTGAAGTTTCAGTACCAGAAGCAACCTCAGCAGCTACACGAGCAATAACGAAATCACTAAATAGTGGTGGTAAGTTATCAAATGCAGAATAACCCATTTGAGCAGCTTCCCAATCAGAATGTAGAGTTTTCTTGCAAATGTCAAGATTTACTTGTAACTCTTTTGGAGTTAAAACTTTTTCAGTTAAAGCCAAACTTGAGGTAGTTGTATCAAAATCACAACTTGCTCCTTTAATTAAGTTTGAGAATGCTCCTACTTTCATAGCAGCCTTGTATTTGATGTTAGGCAATATAGTAATTGCACCATCATCGATTGTTTTTGCAGCTAATAAACTTGAAGCGATGTACTTTCCAGCAAATTCTCCAGCATAGCTACTTGTAATTGTTACACTCATTTTTTTTTATTTTAGTTGTTTATATTAATTATTCTTTCCATCACTCTGTCGGCTATTGATGGCTTTCTGTTTTTCCCAAATTTATATCCGCCAGTATTTTTATTATCAGCTTCTGGGTTAGCCTTGATTGGCTCTGCAGCTGGTTGGTTTAGTTCCTCTTGTACTTCTTCTGGTACTTCGCTTAACTCTGTTTTTTCGTGTTTAGCAAGTTCCTCAGTCATAAGGTTACCAAGTTCATCAGCACTCATTTCTTCCTTTGGCTCAAGCATAGCTTTGATTTCTTCAATCATTTCTTTAACCTCAGCAAGTTCTCTTTTAGTAGCGTACATTTCTTCTTTTTCTTCTTCAAGTTCTTCTTGCGCTTCTACTTCTTCTTCTTCTTTTTCTTCAGCTTTGATCTCGCCAATAATACCTTCTTCAGCTACTACTAAAATACGTCCATCTTCCATTTGGTACTCCCCAACTGGTACAGCTACTTTTTCGTCATCAGTAACGATAAAGATTTCTTTACCATCTTCAAACGCTTCTGCCTCAACGACAGTTCCGTTTTCTAACTTTTGTTGTGCCAACTTAACTTCTTCAGATAAGCCTACAACTTCTTTGATTTTTGATATCATATCATTTGTATTCATATTAATATATAAGTGTTAAAAATTAATTTTGCATTTTCAGACATTACCTACACCTTGCGCCCTTAAACTTCCATCGCAGCATTTGGTTTTGTAAGTGTTATCTTCACATAAACATCCTCTACGACCACCTTTAGGACTTGTTTTACTTGGTGTTATAAATCTTTTAAATAGTTTTCTCATTTGCTATTTTGAATTTATAAAAAATCTTTTTCAAAACTAATAGCTTGTCTTTTGCTTTCTGATACTTTGTTTTTAACAGTTCTAAGAAACGGCGGTTCAAAATCTACACCTAAATCATTTAATCTCTTTTCGTAGTCTTCAATAACATTCTCCATTATTTTAGCCTCAGACAATACTTTATTTATAGCTTTTTGCAAACCGCCTCTAGCGTTAAGAATTGTCCTTGTAAAATCACCTAAGTTCTCTGCTAATTTGTTAAATTCTTTTGCTTTGTTCTTAATATCATCATCTAAGCCTAACTCTACTTTTTGAGGTTGCTTTGCTAAATACTCGTTTATTCTTTTAAGTGCTTTTTCTTTACTCATTTTATTTGATTTTTATTTTTTATCGCTTTTTGGGTGTCCTTTAGGGAGTAAATCATTGTCCCCTGTATATTTTGGGTTTTGTGGTCTGCCATTCTTAACTAAGTATAAAAACGCATTGACCCTTGCAAAAGACCACTGTGAGGCAGATTTAACTCTAGGGCTTCTACTTGTATTGAAAGCCCCTAGACCTCTTTGAAATACAGCCTTGAGAGTGCCTACGTTTACGCCGTACCCTAGCTTTTTTTTGTATCTCTCGTTAAAGTCATCAGACTTCTTTTTTAAGGTGGCCTCGTCTGCCTTTGATACTTTAGCCCCTCTGCTTGTAGAAGCGTCCCCTTTGGCTGTTCCTTTGCCTTTAGGGTTTGGGTTCTTAGTGTCGCTCTTTGGGGCTTTCTTGCTTGGTCTTATACCACCCCTTTCTCCGACTTCTGCCATCTTTATGCATTTGCCGTCTTTTTTCTTATACCCCTTTGGGCATTTGTCGTACATATTAACGCTATGTTTTTCACAAGGCATATACCAAGTTTTACCCTCAAATTCGTGAGTGTGTATTCCATCGCACCCAATGTTTGATGCCATCTCTTTAGCTTTTTCTTCTGTTGAGTAGCCTAAGCGATCGTCTATAATAGCAAAGTCTTCGTTTACAACCATAGAAGCAAGGCTGAGTTCCCCAAACTCTTTTAGTTTCTTAGCAGCATATCGCTTACCAGCTAAACCACCCCACAATAAATAAGAGATAGTGCCACACGCTTCTTTGTCGTTTTCGTCATAGTACTCCTCCGCTCTTGACAAGTAGGAATACATACGCTTAATTGTTTCTTCACTTATCGCCTTACCTTGTGATAATTGTTGCGCTCTTATCTTACCGACTTCAGTAGCGCATTTGTTGTTTACCTTTTTGTTAAGGTCTATGCCTCGTTTAGCATTGTTCTTTACTGCATCTGGGTAATCTGAGTAGCTTTCTAAGGTTGTTTTTTTACCACTACTATATCTTTTGTCATTTTTGATTATTGCCTTAACTTGACTTAGTAAATACTCTGCTTCGGCTTCTTCTATTTTAGCAAGTTCGTCTTTTATACTTTCTTTTGGTCTTTCCATTTTGTCAGCAAAGTAACCCTCTATGCTAAAGCCTTTGACCTTGCCGGTTTTTACAAACTCATTCCAGATTTGATCGTTGTTTACTTTTACAGCACCTACCCAAGTACCTAAAGGCAAGTCCATACCATACTTTACAGATTTGTCGTGTACCTTATCTTCTACAAGCCAACTCTCTACTAAACTAAGTCCGTTTAATTCGTATTGGTGTTCTAAGGTTGAGTTGTTTTGTTTGCCTTGCATTAAGTACATTTGCGAGGCTTTTAAGACAGTATCTTTTGAGAAATATATGTAGTACTCATCTTCGCCATTGCGTCTGTATATAGGCTTGTTTGGTATAAGTAGCGCACCCATAAGTATTCGCTTTTCTTTGTCTACCTCTGCAAGTTTAAACTCTTGTGATTTAAGGGCAATAAAATCTTCTTCTATTGCTGGGTTTTCTACTACGCTAATAGCTTCAATCCCAATTTCTTGATCTTCGTCTAAAATAAGTTCTACAATTCGCATATTAATATATAATAGATTTAAATTTATTTTGTATTTATAATGTTGCGCCCTCGACTATGTTATTTTCAAGGCTTTGTGCGGTTGTTACGTCATTGGCTACCACAAACGCTTGTACTGGTTGTTGTGTCTGTCCGCCTATCGCATCAGCTAATTGGTTTGTATCACTTGCGCCTACTATGTTAAAAGATGGGGCTTGTACTTGCGCACCACCGCCACCGCCTCCACCACCACCAGAAACACCGCCCACATTTGTTTTAGGTACTTTAGTGCTTAATATAGTTTTGACGTTAGTTAGACCAGTAGCAATTATAGCAATAGCTTGAGCAATACCAGCAAACCCACCTTGTGCTATGGCTTTGTTTGCACCTACATAAGTGTCAATAGTAGCAGAGGCAACCCCTAAAGCCTTACCAGCAGCAGTACCCTCTCCAGCAATACCAGCCAAAGTACCAATAGCACCGCCAACAGCTTCAGCATTTGATAACTGCGCAGCTTTTGTATCATCATCAATCTTCTTTTTTGCATCATCATTAGCTTTTTTGTTTGCTACATCTTCTGCTCTAAAACCCTCATTTAATTCTTTTAATTTAGTTTGAAAGTCATTTTGAGCAATAAGTAATAGTTCGTTCTTTTGTTCTTCGTCAGTTACTTGCCTTTCTATTAATTCTTTTTGCTCTTGAAATTGTTGTTTAAGTTCCTCTCTTTGTATATCTCTTTCGCTCTTGCCAATTAAAGCAAGTTCGTTTTGTAATTCTTTTTGTTCTCTAAGTAAAGAGTTAGTGTTTGTTTGTTGCTCACTTCTAAAACCAGTTATTTGTGCTTCAATAGCTGCTTGTTCATTTAAGGCTTCTTGGTATGCTATTTGCAAGTCTACATTGTCTTTGTTTTTTGCTAATTCAGCGGCAGCTTGATTAACTCTTGCTTGAGCATTTTTCTGCATTGCTTTTTCTTGCTCGTCTAAAACCTTGCCTAATTCCTCATTAGCTTTTATACGTTCTTCTATGTTTTTACTTTCGTCATCTCTTGTTTGTCTTAGTTGCTCTGCTTGTCTATCAAATTTTTCAATAAGACCTTGATTTGCAGTTTCAGCAAGTCTTGCAGTTTTTTCTAATCTAACATTAGCATCAGCAGCATTAAAAGTTTCTGTTGCATAATTCTTTACAGCCTTAGCGGTTTTATTTACGAACTCTGTTGTTTTGTCTACTGTGTTGTTTACACCAGTAAGAACGTCTATACTTTCTTTACCAGCACTTTTAACATCTTCTAAAGCACCTTTAAAATCTCCACTAAATACTTTTTTTACAGCACTTGCTAAAAACCCAAGCGTATCTAAATAACTTTCAAACCGCTCTTGTATGTTTCTTTTAAAAGCATCTGCAAAATCAATAAGTGATTGTTTTGGGTTTTCGAATATAGCCTTAAAAAAGTCTACTACTCCAGATGTGTTATTAACAATAAAACCTACAAAGTCATTGAAAGCAATACTAACTGCTTCAAAGGCAGTATTGAAAAGGTCAGCAACTTTTTGATTTTGCATAAATATCTCAGAGAGTTTTGCTAAAGCACCTATAACTAAACCAATACCAGCAGCTTTAATAGCCACCCCAAGACTTTTAAAAGCCTTTGATATTCTCCCAACGCCTTTACTTGAAGCTACGGCTTTTTTATCAAGACCAGTTAAACCACTATCAATCTTATTAATACCAGCTAATGCTTCTTTACTTTCTACGTCTATATTAATTGTTTTTTCTATCGCCATTGTATCTCTTGTTTAAGTGCTTTATAACCCTCTTTTAGTGTTGTAGGTAGTTTGTGTTTACCTTGTGCTATACGGATTGTTTCTGTTTCTCCGTTTGCGTGTTTTAAAAGTTCAAGTATTTGTTTTATCATTAATCTGTTGTTGCGTAAACTATTCTATCATTTGAAAACACCACGCTGCTGTCAATGGTGTATCTTGTTCTTATAGCTAATTTGTATGTTATTTTACTTGTTAAACCAGTTAGTGTTCTTCCGCTTATATCATTGCCTAAAGTTTCTACAAATGTGTCATCTTTATAAACGTCATATCCAGTAATGTTATCTGTGTTTAAAGCACCAGCCGCAGTCCAACCTAAAGTAACACTTGAACTTGATGTAGCTGTAACATTTAAAGCAGCTAATCTTGGCAAAATAGAAACTTGTGCATTTGCTAAACCAGTAACGCTTTCTGTCAAAGTATATAATTCTAAAGAACTTTTATTGGTTAGTAGGTTTGTTTTTATAGAGTTAATTCTATATGTTTTGTTTGATATTACAAACTTATCATTCAGTCCATAATTGAGTATAATATGTAAAGGTAAATAAGCATCAGTTTTTAATATTCTTGATTGCCTATTAAATACGTTTGATATGTAATCTAAATAATATTTTTCTAAAAGGTTAGTTCCTTTTGGCTCTCTAAAAAATTCATCGGCTTCAACACCATAATTTAAAGCTGCTGAACCATCTAAAACAGCACCACTTGAAACAAGAACTTGACTTGGTCTATTATAAGTTCCAATATCGTCATTACTTCCGTCTGGGTTTTCTAAAACAAAAGTAGGGCTTTCTGTTTGGCTTACAATATACATAAGCAATGGCTTACCTATTGTTGGGTTAAAATCTTTATCCAACATTGCGCCTTGACATATATTTGTTAGCGCACCATCAGTTTCGTCAGTCAATCGTTCGTACATCATCTTCTCAAAATCTGGTTCTACCTTATAATCTCCACCATCATAAGTAATATCGCCAAAAGTTTCTCCAGCAAAGTTGTTACCTTGTATCTCGTCTGATTGTTCTACTAAAAAACTTTTTTTACTTTTAAAATTAAAATTAATATTTCTGTATTGTAAAAGTTTACTGACTGTGGTTTTAGATACATCTACATATTTCGTTATGTCATAAGATACACCTTGATTGTAAAAGTCCTCTAAGGGTATTATATTTATTTTATTATCCTTTTTAAAGGCTACTAAATTGAACAGTTTAAAAAGGTTTGTCAAAAAGTCTATAATTTTCATTTTTGGCAGCTGCCTATTTATGTAAAATTTGCTTGTTATGTCAGTAGAATCAAAGGTATATGTACTTGAAGAACCAAGCGTTACTTGACCATTAAATTGTATTGTTCTTTTTTGAAAAGTAAAATTTAAAGTTGTAAAAGACAACGTACTATCACAAGTTAAAACTATATCTATTGCTGAATTTAAAAACCAACCCCCACTTACTGGTGGGTTGTTTAGTGTTACGACTGGAGTTGAGTTACCAGTAAATACATCACTAAATACTTGAGTACCAATATAGCCGTCTAAAATAGTTAAAGTGTACTCCTCGCTACTTGTGGTCCGTATATCAAAGGTTAAAACAGCTTGTTCGTTTGAACCAAACTGTATATCTGAATAATTTACGACAGTAAAAGGTCTTTGTTCATTACCAGAGGACAAAGTAAAATCCTCGTCATCTTGTTGAGAAAACCTACCTTGTAGGGTTTGAGTTGAGCCACTTGGATCTGCGTTACTTGAAAATCCTTTCTCTCTATGTAACCACAAATAAATACTATTAAAATCTTCTGTATTTAAAAAATCCCCAGTAAATTCTAACTCAGAATATTTAGCTGAAATTGCATCTATAATTTTTCTTACTTTTAAAGCTGGTTTTATATCTCTGAAGTTTAAATTTTGTCCAGCAGTTGGAGAAACAGAAACATAAGCATTATTGTTGTATCGCATTAACTTAGTGTGCGTAATTAATGGAAAACAGACATCTGAAACATTTTGGAATTTATTTGATACTGTAGAAAAATCATAAGTAAAATTTAAACTATCTGCAAATATTAAAGAACTTAAATCTGCTTCTCCTAAAACATCTTTTAACTCTACTGTATCGCCAAAGAAAACTAATTTATAAGCGTGTGGCTTGTTGTTTTTAAGGCTTACGCTTTGCAGTCTTGCTTTGCCTTTTTTGTAATCTGAACCATTTAGCTTTATAAGAGCATCTACTTTTACCCTCGCATCAAAACTATTTAATATGTCAAAGTCCTCGTAATGCTTAAACAACTTAGAGTTGTGCTTTGAAGCTGGTACATTAAACTGCTGAGAAAATGGTGTAAACACCTTTGCAATATCTTTTACATTTTTTATAGTATCTGTTATAGTTACGCTTTCATCTTCAAAAAGGTCTAATCGTACAAAGTCGCTTTTGACTATATACTTTTCTCCACTTGTAAATATGTTATCAGATAAAGCTAAAGTGGTTGCGTTTGTAACTGCTGTAACTTTAGCAGAAGTGCCATCTGTTTGGTTGAACACAATATACCCCACTTCAACACCTATGGTAAAATTCGTGTTTAAGTCCACAAGGTTATCTGTAGATGTGCTTGTAGCTGTGCCTTTATACCCAGTTCCGTTTCTTAAATATAACTCAAGTATCTGCATTTAGCGTATGTTGTTTATGGTGTCAAAAGCAAACTCTATCTCTATTGTGTAGTTTATGATCTTGTCGTTTAGTTGTGTCTTGTAAGCAAATGAACTACTTGTAACTTGTATTGGTAAGGTCTTAGAGTTTATTTCAATCCAACAATCTTCACTTAGTTGCATCTCTTTAAACACCTCGTTGTAAGCTTCTGGGTAGTAGCCAGTATTAAGGGTTAGTTTCTCTTTACCATTTTTGGTTAGTGTCTTATCTTGGTGGTTGCTTATGCTGTAACTTGCGCCGCTAATTATATTCTTTTTAAACTTCTCTGTTTTGGTTGTTAGCGTTTCATTTGTGCGCTTGAAAAACCAGATATCTTGCAACACCCCAAACTTATTTATAAACGTAATCTTGTAAGGCGTAAACTTACACTCGCTTTCACTTGTTACTGTTAGCTTTGTAACGCCAGTAGAACTATCTACTAATATTGTGTCAAAGTCAAATAGCGTGTATTCGCCCTCAAAGGCTGTAAGGCAATCGCTACCCTCAAAAGTACCGCCATCTTGTATAACTCTATCCTCAAACTCGTCTGAGCCATTTACACCACTTGTAACGTATTCTATTTGTGCGTTACTATTAGTGCTTGTGCTTATTGCTTTAGTATATACTTGTGTTCCGTTGTTTAAGTATGTTACTTGTGTTGCTAAAGATGTATCTACCGATATAACCGCTGGTGCATCATCAAGCTTAACTATCTTAGTGTTTGATTGTAAAACCGCTTGGCTGTTTGTAGGGTTTGCACCATCTTCAAACAAACCATAACCGAAAAAACCTTTTAGTCCTATATAACTACTTGTGGTCTGTGCTACACCTTGTACAAATTGCGTTGTTCTATAATCTACCCAGAAAATTTCTGTTGCATAATCGCCGTCAAATACATTAGTAAAGTAATCTCTTACAAGTTCTGCTATTTCAAAAGTACAGACATTATCAACTGCAAACGAATTTAAAAGATAAGTTCTTGTCGATGGTCTACTATTAGCTGTTGCACCTACTCCTTGAGTACCTTGATAGATATACAACTCAAGCTGTGTGCTTGTTAGGTTTGTTACTGTGCCAGTAGTTATGTAGTACGGACTTCTTACGTTTATCTTGCTCATTTGTTTATGTTTACTTGTATTTGTTTCTCTAAGCCTATTGAGTAAGCCTCTAATAACTCATCTGGTAATCTTTTAAAAGCAGCCTCGAATGGTTTTGTAAAAAACAAACTTGGTCTTATACCTCTTTTTTTAATCGCCTTTGCTATTGCAAACTTAATACCCTCACGCTTTGCGAATTTACCACCAGAGCCTCTTGGTGCAATTCCCTTTCTAACTACCCAACTATCTAATGACTTAGTGGGTGGCATCTTGTTAGTGTACTTGTAAGGCGTGTTGTATTTCTTTTGTGTTCCGCTTACCCCTTTGTCTTGAAACTTACCATAGTCAGCCATATTAAAGGCTAAGGACGTTTTTTGTGCGCTTTGTGATACTTGGTAACCCAAAGAGTTATAAAGTTCCTTAGATGCGTTCTTTTTGCCCTTAGATAAGTTGCTTCGTGATTGTTGTATAACGTACTTAGCAAACTTGTTGAGTTCATCTCTTAAAAACTTATCTGCTAACATATAGTAATATCGTTATGTATTATTACGTCCATTGTTGCAGCGTACCCAGCAAGTCTGTTATCAAACCTTTCATAAAATGGCTCAAGCGATGGATCGCCCTCAAGCTGAAATTTGTCGCTATATAAATCGCCTCGCCTAAGCACCATTACTAATTTATTAAGAACTGCTAATTGTGTGTTAAGTACATCTTGCTCGTTGTTGTTACCTCTGAAGATATCTGTGGTAGCTTCCTTGCTTTCGTCTACAATATCCATAGCCATAACAGTAATGTTAAAAGATATTACTTGTTCTTGTAGTGTAACAGAGTTTACAATAATATGCGCCAAAGGAAATATGCTTTGCTTAGATAAGTCAATATCGAATATGTCGCCAGTTGTAACTGTGTTTACATTCACATCGCTTAAAAGCTGTGTTTCTATTGTTTCTGTAATTTGGTAAAACCCTCTTATTCCTTGTTGGCTCATTTGAATTTGTTTTTAATCTGTGCTGCTTCTATTTGGTTTTTTTCTTTTGTGTATTCTAAATATGTTAAGCACTGGTGTACATTTAGTTCAGTGATATTTTTAAATCTTGTAATATCGCCTTGAGCGATCCCATAGAGTGCGTTAAACCATCCCCACTTGGATGTGAAATTAGATGCTGTGCTAAAGCCTTCTCGTTCTTCGTGTCCAAAGAGTTCAGCATAACCATCGATAAGTCCTTGCCTAAACTGTAAAAAAAAACAATAGCACCTAATACTACATCTAAGGGGAAGTCCTTAGCGTTATCGCTTGTGTCTGGGTTGTATTCCTTAATGGTGTACCTTGCACCTCGCTTGTGTTCTATTGGTCTGAATAGTACGTTTACTGCTCTGTGTAAATTATCGTTATCGCCTATAAAAGTGTCTAAGTCCATATACTCGCCAAAGGTCATATCGTCAAGCTCTGGGATGAAGCCATAATCTACACCGCCTAAGCTAAACTTATTTATAAGCTGGTGATTAGTGTCAAACATAGTGTTTATGATCTCGCATACCTCAGCTATGTCAGTGGCTTTCATATTGCGAACTACTATCTCTGGCACTTTGCAGAATATCTCTACAATCTTAAGTTGTATCGCTGTATCGTGTGTATCTTCTAACTTGCCATCTAACTTAGCAAACTCTTGGTACTGTCCTAAGGTTATCTCGTTAAGGCTTGTTGGTATTCTTAGATTAACTTTCATATTAATATATAAACAATTTTAAATTATTTTAGTGAACTATATACTTACCTCTATTTGGGTTTTGTAACTGGTAGCCAACAGCGTACCTAATAGCATCTATTAAGTGATTGTACTTGTCTATTGGTGTGTTGCTTTTGCGTTCTAACCAGCGATAGTTGTTTAACTCTTTGATGAGGTTTGTGCTGTCTGGACTTACAACTAAGTCATAGTCTTGTAGTAAGCTTATTCCGTATGTTACACTACCTTGACCTTTTATGCTTGGCTTTACGTTACAGCCTTTAGCTTTTATTTCGCTTAATAGTCTTGGCTCTGCGCTATCCCCTACAATCAAACCGCTGTTAGCGTGTTTAAGGTTTAGTTCTGCTATTTGTGATGTGGTTAGTCTTGGCAAGTAAAAGCATTCCTTTAAATAGATTGTCTTAGTGCTGGTGTTTATGTTTACCTCAACTAAAGTACTTGGGTCTGCAGCGAAACCATAATCTTGCCCCCATACACTTACGCTTGTTCTTCTGAACTCTCCTATACTCCAGTTGCTAAATATAACACCCTCAGCTTTACTCATCCAAGCACCAAGCATTTGTTGTTTGTATTTCTCTGGTCTGCGCTTACGCATCTGCTCTATTTGGTCTATGTAGCTTTTAGAGAGATTGTCTATGTTGTCTATGTAAGTAGTGTGTATGTAGGTAGTGTTTTCTTTCTGTGTATTGCTTCCCTCTTGTACCCCTCGTTCTTCAAAGAAACGTCTATATATAAAGTGTTCTTTGGTTGTGGGGTTTAGTATCAGTATCACTCTATTGGCTTTACCTTGTTGCCTTACACTTAGGTCTATGGTGTCAAACTTCTGCTCGTCTGTTAGTTCCTCAGCTTCATCTACTACCCAAGTTGTAATACCTTGCAGAGATTTAAGGTTTGCTGTTTGATCACCGCTTGATGTCTTTATACCTCTAAAGATTATCTTGCTGCCAGTCTTTTTGTTTATTATCTCGTCCTTAGTTATGTGAAAGTTCTGTGTCATTTGCAACTGCTCTAACTTGTCTAAGAACTCTGGGATGATTGAGATGTATGCTGAGGTTAGCGTATAGCGTGTAAATAGTATAACGTGTCCAGCTTCATAGGTAAGCATAACTAAAAGGGCGTTTACTGAAAATGACTTCCCAGATCCACGCCCACCACTCACAATAAAGTACCTACTATCGTTTTCAATAATAGGCATATATTTTTTCTTTACCTCAATCAACGAACTTTATTAAATCTCTAAAATTGATGTTTAAGCCCTCAGAGCTATTGATGTCCATACTTTCTTTTGGCTTACCATAACGATAGCTTAAATAGGTCTGTAAGGCTCTCATATCGCCCTTAGCTACTAACTTGCCTAAAGTTTCTATTGCTTCGTCTTTGTCTATTATATTGTCTAAGCGTTCTATAAGCTTTTGCTCTTGTGCCTTTGGCTTTCTACCAGCACCTTGTCTTGCGCCTCCGTGTTTTTCACTCATATCTTTTATCTTGATAAATCTTGAATATTCAAGTTACTAATATATAAACAGAATTTATTTTTTTTACAAACAATAGTTATTTATTATATTTAAGGCTTCTATTATTTCTTTATTTGTAAGCCTAAACCATTCGCTTGTTTTTCTTTTCTTGTTATACTTGTTATGTAAACTTGTTTCAATTAAAAAGGCTTGTTTGTGTTCTCTTAACAAAAGTATATCTAAACTTGGATTGTGTATTAAGTAATGATTGTATCTTTTTTCAAAATTAGTTGTATAACCTATTTTAGTTAAGCCTCCAGATTTAACAACGTAAACAAACTCTTTTATATTTTTTTTCTTTTTTTTAATTTGTTTCTTTGCTTTATTTTTTATAGTGTCGTTGCTTAATAGCTTTATAATAAATTCCTCACAATATCCTTTTATCTCATTAGATATTGAAAGGTTTAAGCTACCCTTTTTTCTTCCCGCCCCCTTTCTTGCACCGCCATTGTTTATTCTTCCATCCATTAGCCTAAAAGTATTTCTTCTATCTGTTCTATCTGCTTATCAGTAGCATCTGGTATGCGTTCTAACACAAACAACTTAGAATCGCCTAATAGTGTTCTATACATTTGCTCTAAGTCGATATTGTAAAAGCAGTTTTGATCATAGTTTTTTAGTGAGTATAATATAGTTGCGTGGTGTGTTTCATA